CTAAATATTAGGACGAGGGTAGAAAAAAGGGGTGTGACATCAAAATAATTTATATTTTTCTTTCGTTAGAAATCAATAGGTTATAAAATAGTTGAATTTTTATCAAAATTCTTTGTCACAAAATGGGTGTTTTTGGTGTATATATAAGTAACTACTGGGGGGTAGGGGGGTTAGGGATAGGTTAGTAAATAGGAATAGTAAATAGGTCTTCCTACCTCCTAGCGGAGCTAGGAAGTGTTAAGAAAGAGATATAGGGGATGTCTCTAGGATTTGTTTAGCGATGTGATGTCACTTTTGGGACCAGAACTGGTAAGCTGGGTTTCCATGAGAGATGTCGGTGATCCGATGGTGGTGACATCACTTCCTTAAACAAGATTGTTGGTATAGCTCAGTGGCAGAGCAGGGGTCTCCAAAACCTCGTGTCGGTGGTTCGATTCCATCTACCTTCGCCAATTTAGCCCTTGAAGCATTTAACGGATGATGTTTGCTTTTGTAATGCAAGGAAGTCGGTTCGATACCGGACTGGGGCACCAATTCATTTAGGAAATGTAAAATGATCCAACTCTTCGGCCTTATGTGTCTCGTCTCTGGCGATCCATCCACTTGCACTGTTCATGCGTGGAAAGAGACGTTTGACACAATGGAAGCCTGTCAAGCTGTAGGGGCTGCTCAAGTGGGTGGTCAAACACCTTGGGGCATTGTCGTAAATTACGAATGTGAAGCGGCTGGGGAAGATGCCTGAAAAAGATAGTCGTCTCACTCGTGCAGGGGTTAGTGGTTATAACAAACCAAAACGAACACCTAACCATCCCAAGAAATCTCACATTGTCGTCGCCAAAGAGGGTGACAAGGTAAAGACCATCCGCTTTGGGGAGCAAGGTGCTTCCACAGCAGGTGCCCCTAAAGCGGGGGAGAGTGAGCGAATGAAAAAGAAACGAGCCTCGTTTAAAGCTCGCCATAGTAAAAACATCGCCAAAGGCAAAATGTCTGCGGCTTATTGGGCCGATAAGGCTAAGTGGTAGGAAATGGCAGATAAATTTACATCGTTCCCGAGCATTGTGGATAGTCCCGCTCTGGACGCTTTCACCATCACCCCTTCAGGAACTGACCTCGCTGTTGTTCCTCGTGCCCTTTACATCGGTGGGGCTGGGGACATTACAGTCATTACACATGCAGGAACTACTCTCACCCTCACTGTGGCTGCTGGTGTTCTTCCCCTCGTCGTTCGTCGTGTTAGCGCAGCTACAGCGACAGCTATTGTTGGCCTCGTTTAACAGGAAACAGTTATGCAACTTGGAATTGGTCTCGGCCTGACAGATGTCAGGTCTGTAGGAGGTGGTGCTCCTGTCCCCCAAGACTTGACAGCCGTTGTCACCCCTCTTGCAGCCTCCACCCAAGTTAAGCGTAATAGTGGAGACACGGATTGGGTTAACACTGCCAACGCCCTTGTAGACGATGCTACAGCGGCAACAGTGGGGCTTATCTCAAACGCCCGTTCAAGCTTCATTCCCCTCACTTTTAACAACACATCCATCCCCGCAAATGCCCTGATTACAGGGGTAACAATCACCCTTCGTATTGGGGCAGATGGTGGTGGGGTTACCCTAGACAATCTTTACCTCTCTGATGCCGTCGGCAACGAGCCTTCTGGTATGCCGATGTATAATGCGGCTACAGTGATTTCTACAGGCGTTACCACGATCAATCTTGGTGGCGTGGGACAACTGTTTGGTCTTCCCCTTATCCCATCTGCGTTTAACAGTGGGTTGGTGGGGATGTTCCTCGGCCTCAAACGGGGTAGTGGGACAGGGACACGGACAGTCAGCCTTGAATACGCTACCATGACTGTGCATTACACCACGACATTGGGTAAGGCGGGGGTTCCTAAAGCTGCCCTCTGCACTGTGATGATGCGCAATGGGTCGTTGTGGACGGCTAACACAGCTAAGCGTAGTCGTGTCTTCTTCCCCAGTATGGGAACCCCCGCCGCTGTTATGTATTGGGGAGCTAATACCCGTGGGGAGTTTGCTAACGACACAATCAAAGCTGGTAACTATTCGGGTATTTTCAGTCAGGTTGGTTTTTCAGTTCCGGGAAAACAGGCAGGCTCTTGGCGTAGCAGCAACCCTGCTGTAACAGCCTTCGATGCCTCTGGTGCCTCAACCCACTCGGAACAAGCTGTCCCCTCTGGGCAATCTGGACACGGGCCTCAAACACCAAACTACACTATTTCTTCTCGTTTCAACAACGTTCTTCGTGCCAACATTGACACTTTCGGGGACGGGTATGTTGACGCCATTGCGACAAGCGCACTTGGTAACGACGATTTTATCCTTCATGTGATTGGTTTCTTTGGGGTCTCTGCCCACCTCTATAACGAAGAGGGGTGGGGGAGTGTTGAAGGGCCTCGCACTATCACCACAGGGTTTAACCCAGACCTTCTGCTTACCAACTCGCACGACCAGCCAAACAGTGCTGCTCACGGTGCCTATGGTATGTTGGGTCTTGGTGCTGCCCGTCGTTCCGGTGGGACTTGGACACAAGCAAGTGCCCTACAAGTGTTTGCCACACGGCATACGGTGGCAGGTGTTTCTCAGGCTATGACAGATAGCTTGAACATTCTAGCTCTTCGTAACGACGCGATGAGTGACCAGATCAACACTAACGATCCTACAGCCATTGAACCTGTTTACGAACGTTGCACAATTGGTGTAACTGGGTCAGATGCTACAAGCTACACAATGGACCCTGTAGCAGGTTCGGACAGAAACATTAACGAGACGGGTGACACTGTTCTTGCTATTGGTGGGTTGGGTAATTCGTTTGTTGGATTTGTTGACACCCCCACTTCTACAGGTAGTTGGACCCCCTCGGTTGGCTTCCGTCCTGATCTGGTGCTGGCATACGGCACATTGGGAACGGCAATTGAACGCACACAAGATGTGAGTGATTTGGCTGACAACTCCACGTGGTTTGCTGCTGGCTCTTGTGGTGAAGCCTTTACAATTGGTTATCACCTGCCTAATGCACAACTTCCGGGGACAGCCCTTCCTGCTGCCACCTACCTCAATCGTGGTGGGTTCCAGATCAAATCTGGCACATTCGCCTCTCCGGTTGACCGTGTTGTCGCTTCCTTCACTCGTATGACAGCTACTGGCCCTCTTATGAACGCAACCACAGTGGATGCCACTCCTCGTAAAATGCTTGTTGTGGCCCTTTCTTAATCACAGGTTATTATGAAAATCACATCACAACAACGCAAGGCTCTCGAAGCTGCTGGCTACACAGTGGGAAAATCGGGGAGCACCATTCAGAAAGACGGAAAGACTGTTGGTGGCTATAATGCCAATGGTCAGATGTTTTCTGGAAGTGGTAAAATCCGAGATATTCTCAAAGCAAAGCCGGAGGCAGCCCCTAAAGCTGCCCCGGCCTCTCGTGCAACACGTAGCACACGTTCTGCTCCCTCGGCCAAGACTACAACGAAAGATGGAATGGCTGGCTATCGTCCGGGGGATATTCGCACCACTCCCATTCGTGACGAACGTAAAGAACGTGTGGTGAAGGCTGCTTCGTCTGCCCTTCGTCATCTTGGTAATGGTAAGCCTCAAGCTATGACAGAAGCTCCTCGTCAGCCTAAGCCTAACACTACGATTCCCCCCATTCGTCGGGTAACGAAATAAGAAGGAAAGCCCTATGGCTCGTGCTCTAACAGATCAACAAAAGCTCTTCCTAGAGGTCTTGTTTGACCAAGCCAAGGGCGACATTCTTACAGCTAAGCGTCTCGCTGGCTACCACGATGGTTATCCAACTAGTTCTGTTGTAAAAACCCTTCAAGACGAGATTGTAGAAGCGACTAAGTCTTTTCTTGCTCGTAGTGGCCCTAAAGCTGCTATCAGTTTGGTTAACACCCTCGACAACCCCACAGAGTTGGGGATTAAAGAAAAAATTGCTGCTGCTCGTGACATCCTTGATAGGGTGGGTGTGAGCAAGACCGAGAAGATTGATGTCTCGACGAATGGCATTTTCGTGTTGCCTGCCAAGCGTGGAGAAGACGACGATGCCTAAGAAAAGAGACTATCGAAAAGAATACCTAGCTACAGACGGTCGTCCACAAGACATTAAAGAACGTGTAGCTAGGAATAAAGCTCGTCGTGAGGCTATGAAAAAGGGCCTTGTAAAAAAGGGGGATGGGAAGCATGTCGATCACAAAAACTTCAATCCCCTTGACAATTCCCCAAGTAACCTTCGTGTTATTAGTAAAAAAGCCAACGAAACAAGACAGCCCTCTCGTGGCGGAAAGAAAAAGAAATGACGGCGAAAAAGCCCACTAAAAATGATCGTAAATCTTCAAAATACAAAGATGGACGAAAGCAAGGTGTTTCAGCGGCTGGTGGGACTGGTCAAACAATAAAAGACCGAAAAAACCCGCTGTATGGCACCGAAGCTCGCCAAGCAGCAGAAGCAGCTTTTCGTGCAGCCAAAAATCTTAAGTCTGAAAAACGGCAGGCGTGGAAAGTGACTTTAGCCAAAAAGGGTAAGTAATGAACCTAGCCGATCAGATTTCACTGGCTGAGGGGAAATGGAGACCAATTCCACGAATTGCCCGTGTCATCCCCTTCGGCTATAAGGTTGAGGACGACAATCCCAACCTCCTCATCCCCGTCCCCCTCGAACTTGAGGCCCTTGAACAAGCCAAGAAGTTTGAGAAACGCTATTCCTATCGTGATCTTGCTGAATGGATTACGGCTGTAACAGGTCGTTCCATTACAGGGATGGGGCTACACAAGAGGTTGGAAATTGAACGAAAACGAAAAACAGCAGCTAGAACTATTAGAGGCTGGACCAAGAGGGTTGAAGAAGCTAAGGCCCGCGCAGAAACGTTCGAGAAAGAGCGTCTCGGTGCCCAAGCCGACAGCCCCAGCGATCCTGACAGTCCCTGATTTTGAATTTGGCTCTGAGGAAGCTGAGCGGGAAGTGGTGTTCAAACCCAACCCCGGCCCTCAAACCGAATTTCTAGCTGCAAGTGAGCGTGAGGTCTTGTATGGTGGTGCTGCCGGAGGTGGAAAATCATACGCCATCCTTGCTGATGCCCTTCGAGACCTCCCTCACCCCCAGTTTAGTGGCCTTCTCGTTCGTAAGACAACAGAAGAGCTTCGTGAGCTTGTCCAACGCAGTCAAGAGCTTTACCCTAAGGCTATCCCCGGTATCAAGTGGTCTGAGCGTAAAATGGCTTGGACCACACCTAGTGGTGGCTCTTTGTGGATGTCGTTCCTAGAACGGGACCAAGACGTTTCTCGTTACCAAGGACAGGCTTTCAACTACATTGCGTTTGACGAACTTACCCAATGGGCTTCGCCCTACGCTTGGAACTACATGCGTTCTCGTTTGAGAACCACAGCCCCAGACCTGAAGCTTTATATGAGGGCATCTACAAACCCCGGTGGCCCCGGCCACATGTGGGTTAAGAAAATGTTCATTGACCCCGCTCCGTGGGGACAAGCTTTTTGGGCAACAGATATTGAAACAGGTGAACCGCTTGTATGGCCGAAAGGTCACACCCGTGCGGGCCAGCCCCTGTTTAAACGACGTTTCATCCCCTCTCGTCTCAGTGACAACCCCTACCTATACACCAGCGGAGATTACGAGGCAAACCTCCTTTCGTTGCCTGAAGCAGAGCGTAAGCGCCTGCTAGAAGGGGATTGGGATGTTGTTGAGGGTAATGCGTTCCCCGAGTGGAACAGAGCTATTCACGTAGTGGAGCCTTTCGAGATTCCCTACTCGTGGAGACGTTTTAGGGCGTGTGACTATGGCTATGGCAGCTTTTCTGCTGTAATTTGGTTTGCAGTGACGCCTGACGAACAACTTGTTATTTATCGTGAGCTTTACGTCTCGAAAGTGCTTGCAACTGATCTAGCTGACATGATCCTCGATTTAGAGGCAGATGATGGTCCTATTTCGTATGGGATTTTAGACAGTTCTTGCTGGCACCAAAGAGGTAATACAGGCCCGTCTATTGCTGAGACCATGATTGGTCGTGGTTGTAGGTGGCGTCCCTCCGATAGAAGCAAGGGAGCACGAGTAGCTGGTAAGAATGAAGTGCATAGGCGTTTGCAAGTTGACGAATATACGAAAGAGCCTCGGCTTGTTGTTATGTCTAATTGCACACACACTATTGCTCAACTACCAATGATCCCTTTGGATAAGAACAACCCAGAGGATGTAGATACGAAGAGTGCAGACCACATCTACGACGCAATTCGTTATGGGTGTATGTCTCGTCCTCGTTCTACAGCGTGGGATGTTAATCCAGACACAGTTAGACATTATACACCCGTTGACAGTGTATTCGGATATTAAGGAAGTTACATGGAAATTGATGAAAGTGTCTACGAAGACAAAGATGTAGATGCCCTCGAAGACAGTAACGTCCAATATGACGAAGCTGTGGCGTTTGTAAGAGAGAGATTTGAACGTGCTAAAACAAAGAAGCTGTCCGATGAGACACGCTTTCTCACTTGTTATCGGAATTTTAGGGGCCTCTATGGTCCTGATGTTCAATTTACCTCTACAGAGAAGTCCAAAGTCTTTGTCAAAGTAACTAAAACCAAGGTTTTAGCTGCCTATGGGCAGATGACAGAGGTGTTGTTTGGTTCTGGTAATTTCCCAATTGCTGTGGATCAGACGAAGCTTCCCGAAGGTGTGTCAGATGCTGTGCATTTTGACCCGCAAAACCCGCCTACAGCGGCTCCTGCCGCCCCTCCGATGGCCTCTCCGTTCGGAACCCGTGATGGTCCTCGTCTCCCCGCTGGGGCGACAGCCATTAGTCTGGGGGCTATGCAGAGCAAGCTAGAGCCTATTGCTGACAAACTTCAGCCGGGTCCGGGGACCACCCCTACAGCCGTCACATTCCATCCCGCACAGATTGCTGCAAAGAAGATGGAAAAGAAAATTCAAGACCAGCTTGAAGAAAGTGGGGCTTCCAAGCATCTTCGTTCTTCCTCGTTTGAATGTGCGCTGTTTGGGACAGGTATTCTGAAGGGGCCTATGGCTCTGGACAAGGAATACCCAAAGTGGGACGAGAAAGGAAATTACGACCCGGTTAAAAAGGTTGTTCCTACAGTTTCTCATGTCTCTATTTGGAACTTCTACCCCGATCCAGATGCAGCTAACATGGATCAAGCTGAATACATTGTTGAACGACACAAGATGTCTCGTAAAGACCTCAAGGATTTACGTAAGCGTCCGTTCTTTCGTGAAACAGCTATTGATGAGGCGATTGATTGCGGTCCTGACTATCATCGTGAATATTGGGAAACCGTCATGGAAGATGGCGTCTCTCACCCCGATATTGAACGTTGGGAAGTTCTGGAATACTGGGGCTACATGGCAGCTAAATACCTTCGTGAGAAGGACGTGCCTGTAGACGACGACATTGATGACGAAGACATGGTAAATGTTAACGTTTGGGTTTCGCATAACGAAATCCTCCGTTTGGTCATCAACCCGTTCAATCCTGCTCGTATCCCCTATTATGCTGCTCCTTACGAAGTCAACCCCTACAGCTTCTTTGGTATTGGGGTGGCTGAGAACATGGAAGACACGCAGCTTCTGATGAATGGTTTTATGCGGATGGCAGTGGATAACGCTGCTCTGTCTGGCAACCTCATTCTGGAAGTGGATGAAACCAACCTAGTGCCGGGTCAAGATTTTGACCTATATCCAGGGAAGGTGTTTCGTCGTCAAGCTGGTGCTCCGGGACAAGCTATTTTTGGAACAGAGTTTCCTAACGTAGCAAACCAGAATATGATGCTGTTTGACAAGGCTCGTGTCCTTGCAGACGAGAGCACTGGCCTTCCTTCGTATTCGTATGGTCAGACACAAATTCAAGGTGTGGGTCGTACAGCTTCTGGCATCTCGATGCTGATGAACGCTGCTAACGGCTCCATCCGAACGGTTGTGAAGAACCTCGACGACTATCTCCTCGCCCCTCTTGGTAAAGCACTCTTTGCATTCAACATGCAATTTGACTTTGACCCCGAGATTAAGGGTGATCTGGAAGTTTCTGCTCGTGGCACTGAAAGCCTCATGGCAACGGAAGTTCGTTCTCAGCGTCTTATGCAATTCCTTGGTGTTGTGTCCAATCCGGTTCTTGCTCCGTTTGCCAAGCTTGATCAAATTGTTCGTGAAATTGCTAATTCGTTGGACCTCGATCCTGATAAGGTCACAAACAACATGGCGGATGCTGCCATTCAAGCCGAGCTTCTCAAAGCGTTCATGCCTCCTACAGGCCCTCAGGCGGCCCTTACAGGCCCGACTCCGCAAGGGCCAGCAGGGGTACAGGCAACTGATACACAAGGCTCTGGTGGGGCTTCTATGGGCACTGGGAGCGTCCCTGCTCCGGGGACACCGGGGTTTAGCGCAAATACGGGTGGAATGCCCCAGTGAACCTAAAACCTTTCGTCAATAACCGTGACCTCTACCCACCTTTCCAAGAGTGGGTGGAGGCTCAAATCAACCACCTACATAAGCGGTTGGAAAGTGCTAAAGACCCCGCTGATTTCTACCGTGTGCAGGGGCAGATTACCACCTATCGTGTCTTACAACGTCTCCGTGAAGATGTTAATACAATGGAAAAATAAATGGCAGATTGGCGAGAGGAGCTTGGCTCCATTTTTCAAGAGGCAGTGAAGCCCCTCCCCCTTTCCCCCAAAAACACACTTCCTCAAGAACGTATTATAGGTTCCTCTGAAGACGATAAGTGGACAGGGGTTACTGATGATATGGGTAACCGTCAATATCAAACATTAGACGGTCGTAAGTATTTTGTTCGACCTGCCACACAAGAAACGTTAGATGCTCGACGTTCTATTCCAGAAAAAGTTACAGAGTGGTGGGATAACGGAGCAAATCTTCCCTCTGGGGAAGAGGTTTTAAGCGCCCTTGCTGGAATGCCTCAAGCTTACGCCGAAACTGTTGGGCGTTTGATGGACGGAACAGGGACATATGCAGACCTTTTAGGCTCTGTTGGTCCCACGGCTGCTCCCGGTATAGCCTCTCGTGTGGGAACAGCTTTTGACCCCTCTGTAGTGTCTGCTATGGGAGCTACACATAAGGTTCCTCGTTACCCCAAAAGAGACCCGAGTGTCCCCACACCTCCATCGACAAAACCCGCACCTGATCCTTATGAGCAAGTTCCTTTTGGGTTTGAAACGGCAGAAGAGTATCGTGCTCTACAACCGTTACTTGAGCGTTATGGTATAACCACTGAGCAGTACGCAAACAGTGATTTTACCCACATGCAAGAAGAAGACTATCTGCATTTTCTTTTAGATGCCCAAAATGTGTTGGACGAAATTCCTGCCCCAGACTTGCCAAGCCCCTCAACTATCCAATTCCGTGACCCCCTAGATGAAATCCTCTCTGAAATGGAAATCCCTTCAAAGGGAATTACAGGTGCTCAGCTTCTAAAAGAGCTTCAGGACAACCCGACAGTGAGGATGGCTCAGCTTCGTAGCCAAGGCATTCTTGACAGGATTGACCCTGCTAAACGTTATAACGACCCCAAGGTTCGTTCTAATCGTAACGAAGTAGAAGACCTCCTCTTAGAGGGTAAATACGAGGTTCAAGCTGTTCCTCAAAACAAATATGACAGCTATCAACGTCAACTTGTAGCAGATAAAGAGCTTAATTACGTAGAATATGCCATCAATGCTAGTAAGCCTGACGGTGGTCCCACGTTCAGGGCTAATAGTCAACATTATCAACAAGACACACTAGCTCACGTTCGTCTCAGTGAACGAGAAAACCCTGCTGGTAATTATGTCCTGATTGAAGAGCTTCAAAGCGACTTGTTGCAAAAAGGGTTTGTTAAACCTAATTTAAGTTTTACAGATTTTGTTGCAACAGAAATGAAAAATCCGGACTTAGACCCGGAAATGTTTCATATCCTTGGTCAGATTGATCCAACTGAGTTTAGGGATTACGCTAAGCTTGATCCTATGTCAGCCGAAGCTAAGGCGGTTAGAAATGGTTGGGATAAAGAATTTGGCATTTTTGTAAATCAAGCTGGTGACAGACTGGATGGTTTTGTTCAAGAGTATCACTATCAGACAAAAGACGGTCCTACACTTCCCCCCATTGCTAAATTAGAAGAATCTGTTCGTCTAGGTCTTGAAACAGCTATTGCCCACGCTGCTCAGAATAACATCGAGCGTGTAGTTATTCCCCCTTTCCACAGAATTGTGGAGCAAAGATTTACTAAGGGGTCCACAGATTACGACAAGGCTATGGACCCAAAGAGCGGGTTTTACCAAACCTATGTCGGGGCTGTTAACAAGGTCTTGAAGAAACTAAACGAAGAGATGGGGGCGGATGTTGAGGTTAAAGAGTTTGACCTGTCTTACGGCCCCACTTTTGACCAACGTATCTACGAAATTGCGTCTAATCTACCTGATACAGAGTTTGAAAGAGTAAATGAGGCATTAGAACTCATTTATGAGGATGTGTCAAACGCAGATAATTTGCCCACACCACTCCGAAGAAGTCTGGATCGGTTTTCTCGTGATGTGCAAAGAGTTCGTTCCGACTTTGATCCGGCTAGTCTTGCAAGTTACATGTTTGATGGCGAGCAAAAAAGCTTCTTTGACGCTCTACAAATGATGTACCAAAACAGCGGTGCTAATGAACCCGGTTTGGAAATCAACTTCTCCAACGCCATCAAAAACAATTACGACTTAACCCGCCCTAGATTCGCCGAAGGAGGCGTTGTGGAAAATACAAACCCCGTTCCTCCCGGAGCCACCCCTAAAGAAGTGGCTGATGATGTGCCAATTATGGCTTCGGATGGCGAATACATTCTCCCTGCCAACGTTGTCAGGTTTATTGGCCTAGACAAAATTGAGAAGATGGTTGAGCAGGCTAAAACCAAACTTGCCGAACTGGATCAAAAAGGCCGGATTGGCGGGGATACAGGAAACGATGAAGAGCTTCCCTTCAACCCGGAAGAGCTTCAACGTGTCCCTGCTGAAGACAGTGCCGCTGGTATCATCCCCCAGATGGCTGAGGGGGGCATGGTCTCCGATCAAAACATGCAGATTGACCCTGCCACAGGACTTCCTCTGTGGCTCCTACAGATGCAGGGACAGTCTCAGGCACCTACCCCCACTCCGACGGTGACAAGCCCTCCTGTAGCCCCTCCTATGGCCTCTACGGGGCCTTCTATGAAGAGGGAGAGCGATAGGGATCGTGGGTTTGAGGTCAATCTGACGGGGACAGCCCAGAGTGTGGCTAAATGGTCTCCCGATGAGTTTAACAAGTATGCTCGTACACGAGGAAACACAGGACAAGCTCTTGGCTCTGCTGTGACGGCAATGGTGCCGTTTGGTGGCATTGGTGCTCGTATGCGGGGGAACTATCTTGAACGTGCTGTTCCTCGTGGTTTTGACACCATGTTGGAAACAGGGCGTGACCTGCAAGGCAACCCCTTGACAGCCGACCAAATCACTGAGCTTCGCACAAGCTATGATCGTGTTAAAAGCACTCCTAAGCCTCGTACAGGTGTGATGGGTGCGGTAAGGGGACTAGCTGAAGATAGCGGCCTTGTTCGTCGTCGTGAACCTACAGCCGAACGAGAGCCACGTCGCCTGCGTGATGTGTTCTCGGGGGGATCGGGACGATCCTCTAGCCCTAAAGCTAGTGGAGATGGGCTTGTTAGCCGCCCAGACAAGAAAAAACAAAGTGGTGGTCAGAAGACCTCTACAAACAGCACTAACGGTAAAACTTCTTCCAAAAAGAAATAGCTACTAAAGTAGCGTAAAATGGCCCCCTGCCCAAAGAGGCAGCCCCAGAAGGAAATTAAATGTCTAACTACGTCACTCCTCGTTCTGTTTCTAAACTTGAAGCGGAGCTTGCTGAACTAGAAAAAGGGTGGGAAGCCAGCCAGTCTGGTGGAGACGAAGAGGAAGAGGGGGAAACGGGGGAGGAAGTGCAAGACACTTCCCCTCCTGCCCCTGCCCCCAAACCTGAAGCAGAGCCTGAAGACGAAGAAGAGAAAAGCTGGAAAAAGCGACATGGCGATGAACGCCGTCGTAATCAGAAACTAGCTGATGATCTGAAGGCTGCTCAAGAAGCCCTCAAACAGGCACAGAGACAACAAGCCTCTCCGGGTTTACCCACAGCAGAAGAAGCTGAAGCATGGGCTAAAGCCAACCCGAAAGCCGCCGCCATCATTCGTGGCCTTGTGGCTGATGAGGTGTCAAGTAATAAAGACGAGCTTGTCCAAATTAAGACTAAGCTTGATCGTGCAGAACAACTTGCAATGATCCTTGAAGCACACCCAGATTTCAAGCAGGTCACGCACAACGATAATATCGCTTTCCACAAATGGGCAGAAGCCCAGCCTCAATTTGTTCAGGACCGTATTTACGGGTCTGGGGCATCAGCGGAAGACGTTATTTGGGCAATTTCTCAGTATAAGGAAAAAACTGCTGAGAAGCCCAATTTGAAGAAAGAGGCAGCTAAAGCTGTTTCTTCCAAATCTAGCGTTGAAGTGAAGACGGAAACTAAAGGACGCTTTAGTGAGTCTCAGGTCAACAAAATGTCGATGCAAGAGTATGAAAAGAATGCAGACGCCATTGCAGAAGCAATGCGTAGCGGCAACTTTGTCTACGACCTCTCTGGCGCGGCACGTTAATCTAGCCCCTGTCCTAGACAGCCCTAGATGTAAATTTACGACACAAAAGCTCCCTGTTCATTGAGCCGAGGATTGTAGGCATACACCCCTCCCCCTCTAGAAACGTGGCCCTTGTGTGTTGATGGTCGTCTAACAATTCTCCATCAACAAGGAATATA